CCAGAGAGATCTCCTTTGCTGCGGCAATGCCGTTGTCGCAGGTCACCAGAGTATCCACCCCGTCGGCAGCCGCCTGGCGGATGATGGCCTCGTTGATCCCATATCCATCCCGGACCCGGTCCGGGATCTCATAATCGATACGGGTGCTTCCGGCCGGCCCGGTTCCTTTACCCAGTTCCCTCTCTGCCCGTCTCAGGCCTGTTAAAAGAAGGTAGGAGGCGCAGACGCCGTCGATATCGTAATCCCCGATGATCCGGATCCGCTTTTCCTCCCGGAGCTTTTTTATGAGAACGGCCACAGCCTCTCCCATATTTTTCATGCGGCCTCCGTCGTAAAGCCCGTCCAGTGTGCCGTAAAGGTACCGCTCCATGGCTTCCTTCGTCTCCATTCCCCGGTTTCTCATGATCCGCACGGATACGGGGCTGACGCCCAGCTCCTTTGCCAGTCCGTTAAAATCCGCCCGTTTTGTCTGGACCATCCAGATTTCCTGTTTTTCTGTCTGTTTAAAATTTTGCACCGTTTTGTCTGAGCCATTCCCTTCTTGTCTTATAATCCGGTATCTCCTCTGCCACCACAGCCCAGAACGCCGGACTGTGGTTCATCTCCACCCGGTGGGCCAGCTCGTGGACCACCAGATAGTCCAGTATTTCTTCCGGCATCAGTGCCAGCTTCCAGTTAAAATTCAAGTTTCCCTTGGCGCTGCAGCTGCCCCACCGGGTCTTCTGCTCCCGCACGGTGACCGTACCGTAGGAAACGCCCATGCGCTCTGCAAAATACCGGCATTTCTTCAAAAGCAGCTCCTTTGCCAGCCGCTTCCCGGCTTCCCGTTCCCGGTCCGTATACGCAGGCCGCGCCGCGGCTCTTTCCCTGCATTCTGCGATCCGCTTCCGGATCCAGTCCACATGGGCCTCCACAAAGCGGTCTGCTTCCTCCGGTCGGACCCCATAGGGGATCCGGACCGTCACTGTCCCGTCTTCGGACACCTTAAGGGCCATGGTCTTTCTCTTTGCCCGGATCAGCCCATAGGACACGTGCTCTGTTTTTCTCTTCTGGATCTTCTCCACTGGATCCTCCGAATTTTTTCAATATTTATCAAAACCACACCATATATTCTATCACCATTGGCGTTTCCACGCAAGCAGACAGTTATATTTTTAGGGTAAAAAAAAACAGGTCGTTTACACAACCTGTCTTTCGTGCGCCAGAGAAGATTCGAACTCCCGACACTACGGTCCGTAGCCGTATGCTCTATCCAGCTGAGCTACTGACGCCCATTGGGTGATTTTGTCTCACTCACTCAACAGTATAGAGTTTACTACATTATTCCCGTTTTGTCAACTATTATTTTTATTTTTCCATGAAACTAAAAATGTCAACATTAAATTCGACATTTTTTCATGTTTTTATCGTTTTGCTGTTTTGCACAATACGCAACCTGTTTTATTGTATATTTTCACTTTTAGACAGCGCAATAGTAAGGCTGCCACTTCTGCCAGCCTCTCACGCCCCCCTATTTCCGTTCTTATGCAAGCTGTTTTACCTCTTCCTCGAATAGTTCCCCTGCTGAATGATAACCATGTATTTTGCGTGGGTATCCGTTTATCCAGTTCTCTATACTCTCTACCTCTTCCTCTGTCCTGTCGTCAAAATTTGTGCCTTTCGGTATCTTCCGGCGTATCATCTTATTTGTTACCTCATTCGTGCCACGTTCCCAGCTACTATAAGGGTGGCAGTAATATACCTTTGTCCGCTTTTCTCCCTCGTTGATAATAGAACGCTGTAAGCCCTCTGCATCTGCAAACTCGCTACCGTTGTCTACTGTGATTGTCTTAAATACCCGCTTAAACATATCAGCGCCCCATTTTCTTTCTAATCTATCCAGTGCCGCTACTACTGCCTCGTCTGTATGGTCTGGCAGTTTAAATATAATCTCGTTTCTGGTTTTCCGCTCTGTCAGTACCAGCAACGTATTTTTTGACTTTCCCCGCTTACCTAAAACGCTGTCCATTTCCCAGTTGCCAAACTCTTCCCGTGTATCTATCTCTTTCGGGCGTTTGTCTATACTCTCTCCTGCTGTCGCCCTTTTCTGCTGCCTCTGTACTTTCTTATAATTTCTCTTCTTATTCTTCTTTACTGGCAAATTCTTATTAGACAGCTTAAGGAAAATACCCTTGTCAATGTAGCTGTATAAAGTCGTTACGCATACTGTTACGGAAAAGTCCCCCTCTTTCCCCTGTGCTTTCAATTCTCCCAGTACCGCAGCTGGGCTGTAATCTTCATTTACTATTTTATGCTCTATATAATTTGCGTATGCAATATCGTTTCCTATTTTAAGCTGTGTACCCCTTGCCTTTAAATTTTCCTCTGCTTTCATTTGTGCCTTGTTTGGGCTATAACTTAATGTTTCTGTATAGTCGCTATTTCTGTGCATATATTCCCCTCGCTTAAGCTCATTGTATATAGTGCTGCGGTGTACGCCCAGCTGTTCTGCTATCTCTATCACGCTATGCCCTGCTTTTTTCAATGCCTCAATACTTATACGGTCTGTCCATGTCAGCTGTCGGCTGCCTTTCTTATTCGCCATTTCTGCTACCTCTCTTTCGTTCCTGTTCTTTCCCCATATACGACGAAAAGCCGCAAACTCTTTTACAAGTCTGCGGCTTATGCCTTTACCTATTTACAACACTTTTTACAAGCGGTGTATTTCTTCTTTGCTTGGCTTAGCGGTATGCTCTTTGGGTTTTTCATTCCCGAACAGTTAGGCTTACTATGGTATTTTTTGTTGCTACGGTCTACATATACTGTAGTTTCTCCCGTATGCTGGCTTACGCTGGGCGTTGCGTCCTCGATTACGTCAAGCTCTATATTGCACCCGAACGTCTGTACCCCCCCCCCAGAAATTTCCAGTATTTCTGCGGTGTAGCGGGCTTTCGGGTACTTTCTCGCTAAGTCCCCCGCCAGTTCTGCCGATAGATTGCCTATTACCTTATCGCCCCACTTTACGTATGCGGCAGGCTCTCCGTTGTATGTGTACTTTTCTACTGTAATATCTTCACTACCGGACATTTTGCTTAAAATATCCTGCCTGTTTTCTCCGTCCTCATTATTGAACGTCACGCCTACTACTTTCGTTCTGATTGTATCTAAAACCCTGCTACCAGATGCGGCGGCAGGCGCTGGTGTTCTGTTTCCGTTCTCTTTTCCTGCGCTTTTCTTTTTCAGTCCAAAATAGGCGCATACTGCCGCAATCACAATGCAACCCACCCCACCTGTTATATTTCCAGACGGCAGCGCCGTTAAACCGCTTACTGCAAATAATGCAGCCACTACCAATAAAATTACCTTTTTCTTTGTCATAGTAAGCCCTCGCTTTCGTATCTACTTCAATTCTAAAATTTCATCAGCAGAGGCGTTAAGCTCTCTGCATATTTTCGCAAACATTTCTATTGTCGGTGCGTGCGCCCCATTCTCCCACCTGCTTATATCTTTCTGGTGGACTTGCAGGCGTTCCGCAAGTTCTGACTGTGAAACGCCTGCCGCTTTTCGTGCTTTCCTTATGTTCTCGCCTAAGTTCATGCCTTACCTCTCTT